AAAAGAAGACGCATTCTTTTCTACGTTCATCCAATGCTGCGCGGAGTAATAATCAGGTATAGGATAAAATGGATCTTTGTCGTCCCGAATTCCGAACCAATAGATTTGCCCCTTCCACTTTGTGTCATTAACTGCCTGCATCGGCGCCGCACTCGGATTGTACGCGTCGTAAATGACGTTATCCTGAGACCTGTATAAATTGGTCCCGAAATATGGATTATAAATAATTTTAGATATTAGCCCATTGTCGTCAGGCTTATGAAGTCTGCAGCTTCCAAAAGGCAAGTCTGTAAATTGAGTAATCTGACCTACCCGGTTGAATTTGACAAGTGTAGCCACGCCCCAATGTTTAGCCATTGAAACTGACTGAACTGCGTGAAACTGAAAGAAAGTAAGTCCAGCTAAATTGACTTTAAGATTTTCTAAATCCTCCCCTTCGTTAAATCCCTCGCCAGCTATGAAGTCGGCCCATGTTGACAAGCAGGAGGTAGCCGTAGGTGAACCAGATACTAGTTTTGTTAGTCGTGTAGGAAAAGAATCATCAGCCCCGAAGGGTAGGTAATTACCGTGATCTACCTGTGAAGAATACGCGAACTCGCGTTGAACGAAGTTAGAAACGTAGTTATATACTTTGTAAAGGACGTTCATAGAATTCCGGAATTCCAAAGTCAACGGTTGCACGAGCTAACCGCGTCCGGTAAAATTCAATATAATCCCCTTCCTTTGAGTGCATTAAAGAGTGCAGTAAGGTTTTATCTTGTAAGATGTTATTCCTAGCCGTTGAATTCCTTATTTTCTTCTCGTAATCCTTACGAACCCACGAATAGTGGTGCATCACCGCGTCATCCATTTTAACCCCTGAGTTAATATTTAAACTTCGTGAAGGATCGATATGTAAGTGTCCATTATCCCAAGCATAAGGGTAACGCTTATTAAATTCGTGTTTTATTAGTGGATTAAGACGGTGTATAAACGGCACTAATGTGTGATCGAAACCTAAAGTAAGTTTAGGTGATTTAAAATACACCTGAGTGCGACAGACTAGCCCTTGTAAATCCGGATCGTTAAACCGTTCCTTAGCTTTTAAAAATGCTTCAGGCTCGTACAATTCGTCAGCGTCTAATGTTATAAAGTGTGTAAACCCGCGCTGCTTAGCTAACTGAAGTCCGAAATTCCTTTTATCTGTCTCACAGTTTAACGGGTGATTAAAAAACGGTTCCCGAATGTTTAATTCTGGTGTTTTAAAATCCTCTGGTATAGGGGAGAACTCTTTGTAATTAGAATACTCTGAAGCAACTATAATTACCCCATCAACTAACGGCCTCATATGTTTGAGTGAATGTCTTAACCAATCAAAATCATCCCAAACGGTATATATTAAACAGAGATTCATACAGGATTTAACCAAGCGAATTCGCCGTGTAACTTTATTGCTTCTTGATTAAATCTTTTAGCGGCCTCTATTGGCGTTTTGAATGATCCTAAATGAATTAAGACGTTATCCTGATTCCGAATAGACGCACAATAACAATTATTTTTAGGATAAACACCCTTAAAGCCAATCTTATTTACCTTAGTTGGCCCTCTATTTTGCATGTTTTGGGAATTTGTAGCAACCCTAAGATTTGATAAACAATTATTGAGCCCGTTACGATCTTTGTGGTCAATTATCCCACCACTTAGGATTAATCTATGCATTCTCAAAGTCCCAATTGTACCATTAGGTCGCAAGCCTTTAGTAATCGCATAGAATGTACTATGCTTTTTTTGGATATTCCATTTAAATGAACTTATGACAGAATGGAAAGCATTATCATAATGGCATTCTTTATTTCCGTACTTCTTAGATTTAATTATTATGATCATAAGTATTTAAGGAATAATTTAAGATTTCATAATTGGTTTAAAAATTGTTATTTTTACCCCGTGCGGTTCAACCTGTAAGCCGTAGCTGAAAAAAGCATTAAAGCCTGTCGGAATGGTTGCCGATGGGCTTTTAATTTATAGCACTGTCAATGACTGAATTCAATCCGCAAAGACATATCATAAATAAGAATACTACATACCAATCAAACAACGGATATAAGAATAGGAAGAACCACGCCGCCCCATGTACTGAAGCCATGCACATGGCGCAATCAATAGTAGGTTTTAATATGTACTCATTGACGTTCTTTTCAGCCCATTCGTAAACAGGATAAAGTAAGTGAGGATGACTAAATAAAGTACGAACCCCAAAGATCCAGAATGAAGCTAAAAACAAGTGTAAAATTAAATCTATCATCTCCAATATTTTCCGTTATAAAGCCAATCAACTAACTGCGCTTCTGTAGTTGGCAGGTACAAAGACATATTAACTTCCGTATTCCTTACTACGACGTTTTTAAACTCCTCTTTGTGCCAGTGCCTTTCAGGAATTACCCCACCGGCGAAGTTGATCCTATAGCCTTTACTCCATAACCAGTTATCTACCCAGTTTATATAGCACATCGTACCTTTAGTAGCATCATGGAAATGATCTATGAAATCAGAATAGTTTTTATAATCATCCATTTCTCAAACTGGATTTTGGTAAGCAAATTCCCCGTGATATATGCGGGCTAACTCATTGTATTTTATTGCCGCCTCCTGTGGAGTTTTGAATTGCCCACTGAAAATGTACTTCCTTTTATTTCCATCTCTAATAGCGAAATTAACTTTGTAAGATGGTTTTTTATATACTCTCCCATGGCAACCCATTAGAATAGTTACCCCTTTAAATACTGATTTATTATTCTTTTGCTTGCCTCTATTACTGCAATTTTGTCGTATTGTGGAAACTCTCAAATTTGATTTCTGATTGTTTAGACCGTTTCCGTCTTTATGATCTACAAATATTTTTGGATCTTCTAAACCTAAAACAAATCGATGTAATGAATAATATTTACGCATATTATCAGGATCTATATTCCTAGATTTTACATATTTAACATCACTGTTTTTACAAGTCAATACACCCCAAGGGTATCGTTTAATTTTTTCATAATCCTCATCATCAACTAAAATTTCCAATGACCCAAATTTTTTAGATGACCAATTGATAATTTTCATATTCCTTGCAGATAAAAAATTGAACATTGCTCTGGAGTTGAATAGCCGGGACCTATGTAACTCATAAATTGTCCGCCTCTTTGATACTTCATTTTAAGCCTCTGGGCTATTATAGAACCTACAGATTGATCGTGCCGAGTAGTAGCCCAATCACCTTTAAAAGCACCATCCATTGCAGCCTGTTTCCATTGCTTTAAAAATTCCATAGCAATAGGTGATTTCTTATCCAAACCAATGAAGCCGGCACTAAACATTATCATTCCTCCAGTGCCTTGATGCAATTCTTGATCGGTCAATTTAAAGTAATTTTTCTGAAACTCATTAACCCAACGACCTACAAAATGACCAGCTTCAGTAAGAAAGTATCCATCAGTTTTAATGATGTTTTCTATTATTGAAATATCTCCAACTCTCCACAAACTAGAATCACACCATAAAACTATATCGTCGTGATTTAACGCAGCCTCAATTGCCCAAACTTTAAATTCATAAGGACTTTCCGCGTGTGTGGGTGAACCTATTGAAACGTAGTCGTTTAGCATTAATTGTTTATAGCCGTTCAAAGATCCGGATAACCTTTGCTGGCCGCGCTTGTATTCCCTTGTAGAAAAGTTTACTACTATCATCTTCCGTAAAGCAAGTTTTCACCTGACGTGTAAATTACTTTGAATCCTTCCAGGTACTTGTCATATTCTGCTTTCAGTTCTGGTTTGCTATTCCATTCGATACATACCGCCCTTGTTTTACTCAAGTCCATATCCGGTAAAACGTTTAATTCGTCCGATTCAATGTCAAGTGAAATGAAATCAAAAGAATTAATCTTAGTACTCTTTAGCCTATTAGAAAAGGTTTTCCATTTGAAAGTTTTAACCTCTATTGGTTCATACTTTACTGTGCGTTTAAATCTTTCCATTTCCGTATGATGAAAAGTAGAAACTAGACCCACGTCCGCAGCAGAGCAAAGCGGGCCTGACTCCTGTAATATACCCTTGCCATTGTGACTACTAATAGCCACCTCATAAAAGTAATAACCCTTGTGACCATTGTATAAAGTTTTACATCTTACCATCGCTTTAGGACTAGGATCAATGAAACATCCTTTCCATCCATTCAAAGCTAAAGCCCTGGTATTTGAGAATGTTAGGCAGTCATTGCAACCTATATCTAAAAAGGTTCCAACGTAGTCGCCGAAGTATTCAAGGATGTACTTTTCTTCCAATGATTGGCTATACATATTTCTTCTTTAAGTGTATTAAAATATCCCTATGTTCCGGTATCATGTCCCTGTTGACTATCTCCCACCCGTCACCGACTACTAAATCAAGTGTCCTTAAGTCCTGATAGAAATGGCCCATAGGTAACAAGTCGCCAAGTGTATATCTTTCTGGATAATCCACATGCTTTTTAGTACGTTCAAACTTTGCGAGCATAAAAACAAAGTCACCGCCAGGCTTCAGAACTCTGTGTACCGATTTCAAATATTCTCTTATTGCCTCGTTTGAAAAATGGCAGAAGACATTATAAGAAAAACAGAAATCTATTGATTCGCTTTCAATTGGCTCACAGATAAAACTTTTGTCAGATAATTCGTAGTAGGTGAAATTCTCAAACTCACTAAATCTTTCAGGCATCTTTATAACATCTATAGCGATCAAATCTGCCTTGCCTTGTATCATTTCTGTGAATACTCCTCCACCTGATCCTATCTCTAAAACCGTTCCTTTAAGAAATGGAGAAACACAAACTTCAAACACTTTATCAATACCGACGCCGTAACTAAAGTGTTCATAGTAGCCTTCGCCCCATACTCCCTGAAAATATGCTTTTGAGAAATCATCCATGCCTTGCTATTTTATCCGCCTCTGAGTGTTCCTTAGAGTGATTGTATTGTAAAAGTACTGCGTTAGTCTTAGCCTCACTTTTAAGATCTTTTCTTACCTTCTCTAACCATCTTGTGTCTTCATCATAGTTAATATCTTCGAAAGAATGTTTCTTAGCTATAGTTGATCTAATAGGGCAAACTTGCCATACGTTTCTCATAACTTCTCGCTCAGGCGTAGCCTCATGATCTTTGTAATAAATACTCATATCGATAACGCTCCAGTAGTTGTCATCCTTATATATCACTTTGAAAGTGCAAACGTCTCTATCCAGTTGGCAAAGTCTTACTAAAGTCTCCAGGTAATTAGGCGCTATACTTTCATCGTCATCACAGAAACATAAGTATTTCCCTGTAGCTCTATTTACTAAGGACTCGCGTTTCTTACCTATTGACAAACCACCATCTAAAAACCTTTCGCCGTCATCATAAATTATTTCTACTCCCCTAAGCGATGGATGATCGCGTTCAAGATTTGATTTTTGTGTATTGATAGCACTCAATAAATAATTTAACTTATCAAATCTGGCAGGAATTGAAGGAATCAAAATTGAAAGTATTATTCCTCTATTCATTTCGCTCTTTCCCTCCTATACCTAACCGTGGTTTTTGGATTGCAATCATACCAATACAGCATTTCAGGAATATGTACTTCAGTCTTCAGCAACTTTCTGAGGTGAATTTGTTCTGCCCATAGGTAATCTTCTCTTTGCCACAAGTCAGGGAATTTTACCTTTTGAACTAACTCTCTCTTAAAGACTGACAAATGATTTGGAAACCTGTGATAATAAAAGTCAGGATCTTTCGAGTCCTCGTAGTATTTAGATCCTAATCTTATCGTGAAGTTCCTTCTGTTTCTTCCAAATTCAGTATACCACCCGTTGAACGTCACTACATCAGGACTTGATTCTAAAGCGTTCATTATTAAGTCAACATACCTATCAGATACATGATCATCGTCATCGATAAAACTAAAATATTCGCAGTGATTTTGTTCTATTAAAATATTTCTTTTAGTTCCTGTTGTCATCGTCGGCCCGGCGTCATTGATTTTATAGTTCACAAGTCCATGATACTTTTCCTTTTGCTTATCAAGTTCTTGTGTCAATTTACGTAGCTTGTTGGCCCGTTCAGGAAGTGAACATATGAGGATTAGGAATTTCATCTTACACCGTGATTCCGTAGCCAATTCTTCATTGACTGATCCTTAATTCTATTCCGTTCCTCTGACGTAAACTCTTTCATTAACCGTATAAATGTCTCTTCACCTTGTTTCCATGTTCCGTTAGTCCTGTTTCTCAAATCGTCGTTTATGGTATTGTTCAGGTGTTTAAACTCTAGATTGGATGTTATCTTTCTCCCTGTAATGTCAGCTACCGCCGTCATGTAGGTATCGCAGAACATATGCTCAAAGTCTGGATGATAGATGTAACCAAAACGATTATAGTAGGCGCGATCCATGATAGGCGCTGTTATGATCCACGGTTGTATGCCGTCCTGAGTTTTTAGTATCCAATCATTTTTACCTTCGACTTCTTTGAGTAATAGATAATCCCATGCTGGTAAACATGCCGTATCATCTGAAACCACTACGAGAATATCACCTGTTGCTACTTTTACCGCATTATTAATTGCATCAACGGCTGACCTGTTCTTACTAATTAATATTTGATGGTTTAAGTATTCATTTCTATAACCATTGATGGTAGGATCATCTTCGTCAAGGCTTACAATTAATTGAATTTTAGCTCTAGTGACTTCTACGAGCCATTCAGCTATAGTATCAGAAGATTTTTCGGGCCTTCCGCGTGATGGATGGATAATTGAGATCATGCAGCAATTCTTGGTATGTGTTTCCAGTTTCTGCCTATCTTTATCAGGCCAACGGTAGAACTATTCACTTTAAAATATGTTGCTAGGTCTTTATTTCTAATACCATCACTCAAACACCGGATTATAGTAATAACCTGAACTTCATCTAAGACATTAGTGTGTACTTGAGTGCCTTTTATCAATAACCCAGTTCTCTGGGCATGTTTCATGTTTTCATCATGAGTACTCCATTCAAGGTTACCGACTGTGCAATTAAATTTGTCTCCATCTTTATGATTTACAAAAGGCTTGTTATCAGGGTTTGGTATAAAGGCAATTGCTAAAAATCTATGCGCGTTATACCGTTTGTTATTGAATTTAACTTTTGGGTATTGCCCGCTTCTCTCATCTGAGAATTTCAGCCTTTTTCTGTTGCGTCTATTTAAGAAAATCCCATCTTTTGAAAGAAGGTATTGTTCAAATCCAGGAACCGGTATAAAATCATTCATAGATAAGTTATTTTGTATCCTTTAAGATCGAAATATGCAGATGGACAGCGCTCTAGTATAAATGGGCACAACGGATACCAATTAATGCCTAATTTTGCCTTAACGCTACGTATATCCGCTTCCCGGTTCAGTTTTCCGTAATTTGATTCGCTCATCATCAACTTATTCAGTTCTTCATCTGTTTTTATCAACTCCATAGCTGGATTTAGGAAATTAGTGACGTAATCCGAGTAAATTTCCCTTTTAGCGACGTAATGGTTCTGATAAATAGGATTTTTAACCTCTCCACACAGCTTAAACCCTAATTTTTGCCACAAAAGCTCCATAGCTTGCTTACTTGATGGGTGCCAGTGGTACAAATGCGCTAACATGGTGTGTTTTTTACTGTTTTTAGTCAAACTAAGGACTTCATAATCAGAATTTAGCACTTCCAACGACAACGGTACACGCAAACCAACCCTAGCCCTCATTTTATCGCGTAATTTCCACGATGTAACGCCTACTTTCTCAGCATTGGACTCAGAAACCAACTTACTAATCCAATCATTCTCGAAGAAAATGGTAAGTCCCTCTGTCTTATAAGGAATTGCAAAAGGTAGTAGCTTTTCTTTCTGTTCATCTTTATAGAATAGCTGATATAGTTCTGTCATGCCTTCAGCCATGACCTAAGACGATTGTAACAAGATCCGCAGCTAGGACTCAATCTCTGTCTGGTTTCAGCATAGTATAGTTTGAAAGCCTCGGCCCACAGAGGATCTTTATTACCTGATACCTCTAAAATGTTTTTAGCCTTCAATCCTGCTAAAATTTCAGCCTTTGTCATAGGAAATTACAGCCTTTTGTATAAAGCTGCCCTTTATAATCGTAAAATGTGCTTGGACTCCACGCATAAGCAAAACCAAACGCCTCCCGCCATCTTCTTAAACTGAAATTACCCCATTCATCTTTAAAACTGGTAATACTTCCACAGTAACCGGAATAAAAATTTGATGCTTTTAGTTTTCTGTGAAGTTTAAAATACTTGTCTCCAAAGCCTCGATTCCCGCAGTAAGTCCCGCCAAACTCATCATAATCATGCTCAACAGCTATCGATTCAAAGTCTTCCGGCCTGGGTACTTCTGTAAACTCTAAAAATTCATCTGAAACATCAACCTTCCAAATCGTTTCACTCATACCGCAATTTAAATTTTTCCTTAAATAATACAATGAAAAAAGGCTAACATTTCTGCTAGCCTCTTAATTATTTACAACCACACACTAAAATTCTAGCGCCTCAACAAGTGCCAAAGTTGTGTTATAGTCAGTCTTCAATAGGATTCTATACGGTAGCTTCTCACTTCCTATCATCGTAACTTGATCGGTAGTGTCCTCACCTTGTAGTCGTCCCGTGGTTCCTGTGGTTCCGTCACCAGCCGTCATACCGTTCTCGGCGCCGTAGATCCTGAACTCAGAATTATTTGTTAGAACGATAAATCCCACGTTAGAAACTGACAGGTCAGACAAAGCCGCAACCTCTTCAGGAGTGTCAACGAAAACTCTGATTACTCCCGTTTGTGTCCAGCTAGCCGCCCCGCTTTCAGCTACTACAAGATTGTGCGTAAACTGATGGCTGAATTTTCTGGACTCGAACTCATATAGTCCGTCGTATCCATTAAATTCTAGCCCAGATACGTACCCTGTGCCGTTGGGATCTATACCCGTTGTAAGGTCGTCAATGTTAAACGCCCACAGTCGTCTTACCCCTGAAACTCGTTTTAAGGATAAGCAATCAAAATTAAACCCTTGGGTTATGCCGCATAGTGCCATGATATCTTGGGTTTAATTATCTTGCCCATGAAATCAAATCACATTGCGCGAAATTATAACCGAAGCGCATTTTTGCCTTTATCAGGTTCGAGTTTGTCCGACAATCGAAACAGCTTGTAAGGTTGTTCAAATCGCTGGCGCGTTCTACACCGAAGATGTGGTTATCCTTCGCTGTATACACAATGAAATGTCTCATTTCATCGTAGAACGGGTTAGTAGAATCATTCTGCAGGCTATCGTCAGCAAACCAAAGAGGAAGGAGTTTTATACCTCTGTAGAACAGTTCCGTAGATCCATCCTGGGATAGTCTCCAGCTTCCCTCAGTACAGCAGTTAGCTATAAGTGAGTCGTAGTAGTTTTCCCAAACAGACCCCGTAACCCAGAAAACTTTCTGGGCTGTAGGAAGTTGTTTAAGTCTTACATTTGATTGACCCCACAAAGCGCGAAGTTGATCGCGTGCTTGATCTGCCGTTAATAGTGTAAGGTGATTATTACCAAAGCCTGGCCCTACTGGTTGCACGCAATAGGCAGCTTCTGAATCCAGGAAGTGAGTAAACACCCCGTCAATAACTGAATAAATTGTAGTATTACCGGCTCCGAGTGAATTATCACCAAAGAATAAAGCCTTCATGACGTCTAACTGCATTGTAGCAGTAACCCGTTTGAATATCAAGTTCATCAGCTTGTTCGTTAGCTCATAACCATCCACTCCGGGAGCTATAAGGTCAGAATCACTTAACGCGGTACAAACCGCTGAAAACTCCTCCTCGCACCATTCCAGGTTAACATAGAATTTCCCCGTAGTAAGGACGCGGTCAGTAATAGAACCGGCCTGTGTGTAGGTAGGGTTACAATCCCCTGTACCCTTAGAAAGTACCGAAGTTAAAGCTGCGATGTAGTGGAGGTACTCCCCACAACGAATGCCTTGAACAACCCGCATAAGATCGGATATCGCAGGAACACCGATTTCAATGGGTTCAATTAAATCCAGGTTCAATTTACCTGGGTATGTATACGTTATGTTTGGCGTATACATTGAATTTACAATTTGATTCTCTTTCATATTAATCGGTGTTTCTTACGTCTCTTACTCTGTTTTTGAAAAATTCAGCTAAAGGATCTTTGCCCTGTGGCTGACCTTCGAAAGGAAGTTTAGTTGCTTTTGCCGGAGGGGTAGTATCGCCTACGGTGGTATTTTTGAGCTTGTCGATCTCAGCTTTCAGCGTTGGTAGCTCGATGTTCAATTTGTTTTCGAATGACTTTGCCTTAGCTTCTGCTTTGGCTGCTGTGTTTGATTGAGCTTCTAAAGCGGATTCTAATTCTTTGATCCTTGCCTTTAGTTGTTCGTTTTCTTCTTTGACTTTCATGTCTTCTGTATTTTCGGGTTCTTCTTCCTTTTTTGCTTCCGGTTCTTTTACTTCTGTGATGGTTCCGGTATT